GGGTTTGGCTCACGGCGCTCTTCTCCAAAAGTCACCCTGCCGCGTGTGGTCGGCTCAACAACAGTTGACTCTAAAAAATCATCTTTGAGTAGACTTTTAGCGATTGGATTTTGTTCATTTCTAAATGCCTCCCCCAGAGCTTTGATATCTTCGTCTCGTCGGAAACCCGGTCCGCTAAATTCTACACCAGTTTCTTGAGGAGTTTCTTGAGGAGTTTCTTGCGCCAATGATTCACGAATTTTGCGTTGCGCCGTCTCCAACGAGGTTTCTTCTGGGGGAGGAGGAGGGTCTGAGACTACTGTTGTCAATGTCGGGTTAAAGTTTTGTAAGTTATCCGCCAATTTGGTTCAGCCTTTCCAACAGATTTTCTTTTTGTTCCCGGCTAAGGCTGGCTAAATTTTCTTCAGTAGAAAACGCGAGAATTTCATCTACTGTCCCGCTTGCTAAAAGCCTATCAAATTCTGCTTGTCCTGTACCGCGTGTTTCACCATTAAAAACAGTATCCAGACGTCCGCCACGTAAACCAAAATCTTCTCTGAAGCTTTCCAGGGTGACATCTTGACGCCCTGATTGATTAATTCTGTTTTGGACACGTTCAACTTCAAATAACTGGACCTCCCGTAAGGCGGCTCTGATTTGATTGGTACTGCCTGACCCTATTCCCATTTGGTCAAAGGCTCTTTCAATATCTTCGTTGGTTTTTCTTGCTCCGGGATCGTTGGATTCTGCAATCAGAAAGGCTGTTCTGGCCGCGACTGATTTGAAACCGGCACTTAGCGCGGCAGCATCACCAAAAACACTAAAATCAATAGTATTTATATCAATATCACCTGCCGAAACAGATTGAGAAAAGCCAAACGCATCAGCAGCCGCGTCTATCTGTTCACCGATAGTATCAGCCGCTCTTTGCAGGAAGCCTGTCGGGCCAACAATTCCGGCCCCGCCTTCATCGAGAATCTCAAGTAACCTGTCTGTTGATGTTAACAGCGCCGCACTGTTGCGTAACTCCTCATCAAAATCAGCACGTTGGGTGGGTGTGCCTAGTCCCTGTCCAGCACCAGCCTCTTCAGGATCAAAGATAGCTTTTCCCTCTTGCGCTGCCCGGTTTAAAAAACCTATCGGATCGGGATGATTGTTCATGTCTATAATCTGTTCAGTAACAAGCTGCCCTTGAGCATTCAAAGAACCTATTGCGATAGTGTTAGGGGTTCTTTTATCAGGATTTATTATATCCATTAAAGTCACAGCACTTTGAGCATTTCTGACTAAAGTCCTTGCTTGCTGTTCTGTTATATTATCCGTAATTAGGTCAGCCGAATCAGGAAATCGTTTTCTAGCCCTTTCAAGAATAGCAGGGCGGTCTTCTGGCAATGCTTCTAGGAATTCTACCCCAATTCGTGCCATATCCAATGCTGTTTGTGTGGCGCGCTCTCTTCCAAGCTTATCTGTTTTACTGAAAAAGTCAATAACATCAGTGGCTTCGCCGGGATCAATTGTTGCCAATTGCTCTACAGCCCCTTGATCCCCTGCAATAGCTCTGCTTCGTATCGCCGCGAGTTGTTTTTGTGATTCCTGACTTTGTCTAAAAGCGTTCAAGTTTTCCTGCGCTATATCAAAATTGAGGGCATTAGTCTTGGCCTGTTGTACTTTGCCAAAGACACCAGCTACATCCACTTCTGTTATGCCGAAAGGATTTGCCATATTTAACCTCCAGGTGGCGGGTTAAATACGCCCTGCTGGTTGGCAAGAAAGCCAAACAAGGCATTATTTATCCCGGTATTAATTGAAGACCCTATATTGGCGAAACCTGCGGCTTGTGCTGCACCACCAGCCAATGTGGTTTGTGCTACCCCGGCTCCTGTTTGGATTGCTCCCGCTGCTTGTCCTGCTGCTGCCGCTTGCCCTAGCCCTGCAAGACCAAATAACGGGTTTGTTACTTGGGCAAGATTTGTAGAAGCAAGGCCTTGATTAAATCTTATAGCCTCTTTAACCCCGGCTCCTGAAAGGAAATTACCCCTTGCCGCCTGCGCTCTTCCAATTGCTTGTTCGCCCTGTTCCTGTAGAAAAGAAATACCCGGCAACTCAAGTAGTTTGCCTGTCTGTCCTTTGACGAATATATCAGATAAAAGATTAAGAGCGCCGAGTCCTTTTTGTCTGAAAGGTTCCGATAAGGCAGCGGCCCTCTCGAATAATTGAAGTTGCACGTCTCCGGCTCTTTCAGCCGCCGTTTCTTGTGCTTTGGCAGCCTTTGAGCCTGAAATCCCCGTTGCTATCCCCCCAATAACAGCAGCCCCAAGAATAGCGGCTGTTGTCCCGATTATACCGCTTTCATCGGCCCATAATTCCCTGATGTTTCTGCGGCCAATGGCAATACGGAAGCCCGGAACCAGCAAATAAGATATAATCTTTGCAATAAGTTTCATTTTAGTCTCCAAATTTCTTTATGTAATTACGTTCAGAGGGTTTAAATCCTTTGCGTTCATAAAATTTTCCCACTTTATCTGGGTTCATGTTTTCAATGGTTCCCATAGTAAAACTCTCGGCTCCGTTTTCTTCTGCCCATTTAATAAGAGCATTAAAAAGAAGCAAGCCTGCCTTCTGCCCCCGTGTGGAAGGCTCAACCCACCAGAGAAATTCCTGTCCTGTTAGATGTTCTGAATTAAAAAAGAACGGATACAAAACACCAGCCGCCAATCCTATTATTTCCTCTTCTTCAGCAACGAAAATCACATAATTTTCTTCTTTAATTGCTTTGGCTGCTAAACGTATTACTGTATTATAATCATATTTAACTATACCAGTGAAAGCTGTTTCGTTAAAAAACTTCTCTCCCAGTAAAACAATGTCAGGTATGTCTTCTGGTCTGGCTTCTCTTATCACGATACTTCCAGATAAAACGAACAAAGAGAGTTTCCATCGCCGCCGTCTCCCAAATCTACAGTTACATTAGCAGGAGAAGAGTTGTAAATTTTAAAATAGCCGTCAATATCAGTATTAGTTACAATCCCATCCTCTGCCGGAGAAAAAGAAATTCCTGTTTGGTTTCCCCCTTTTTCACCAAACGAAGCCACAACAATCAATGGGGTTGTCCCTCCTCCAGATGTAACAATTTGAGCAGAGGGGTCGCCACCAACCATTTCCCCCGCCAGACTTTGAGGCGAAACTGATGTGGCTGTTGTTGTTAACCTGAAAACCAAGAGAATTTTGAAATTGTCAGCGTCACCATTCATTCCTGTAACTGTGGCCCCAGAGTCAGAAGACTCTGCTACTTTAAATTTATGGGAAACTCTCGTAAGAACAACGCCTTGTGAAACATTTACGGCGGCTCCAACATCTGTCCAGCCGGTAGGAGTAACGTCAACCGGGGTTGTTACGCTCCCCCTTGATCTTTGTATCAATACCATAACATCACCAACTACAATATTACTGGGGACTACAATTGTTGACGCAGTTGATGTCTCGGTAATTAAGAGAGAAACTGAAGAAATCGGGTCTAGCTGGCCAGTTATAATTATTTCCGTAGGGGATATTTTTTCCCATTCTACCTCGGCAAACTGGCCTCTTGTTTTGGCGTTGAAGTCTCCATTAATTCTTAAATTGGTTCCGGTAGCGCCTACAATTGTTATTACACCCGTTCCCTCCTGGCGGAACCTTCCCCGATCATTTTGCACTACCGTATCAGCCCCTATTGTGAAGGTTCTGCCGGTGGAACCACTTAGAATAATAACCTTGCCAGCATCTTCCGAACTTACAGTATAGTTTTCGGTATTTTCCGTGCGCCCGCGATGTCTTTTTTTTCCTTCTTCAACTAAGGTGTTGTCTCTTGAATTGTTTTGAACTGCCTGAAACCACCTCATCATGCCGTCAGGATCATCAGGGGTGGCCGGAGGTATCCCTGAAAATTTCCTAGCCATTTATCCATCCCCCTATTATTCTTCTCGGAACGTGAGAAGAGATTGAAAATTCAACGTGCAACTGTCTGTCCAATAGACCACACCTTCTGAATACCGCCCTTTGGTTATACTCCCCTATTTTGCCAAAGCTGGCTACGCGCGGCTGTGAAAAAGTCCTTCCGTCCTTGGACAGTCTCATCATGACTTCGCCTTCCTGCACCCCCTCGCCTGAATCAAGTTCACACTCTATCGACCTTATTGCTACGCGCTCACGGTCAAAAAACACCGGAGGAAACCTGACCACTGAAATTACGTCCGTTCCGGCATCCGTAAAGACATTGGTAGAAGCACTATAGATTTTTCCTGAAGACTTGTCTCCTACAAGAACTTTACCAAAGGCGTTTATAACCTGTTGGCCTGTCCATGCCCCACCTGAGGTTTCCCAGTCTGCCCACAGGCCGGTAGTAAGGTCATAAACCAAAGTTCCTTCGGGGAAGGAAAGAATATAAAACTTGTGGCTTTCCGCGTCCATAAATCTACCTACGCAAGCAGACTTGGAAAACCCTGCTATCTTGGTAGCTACCGCAGGGGTGGATATAATCTTGGGGGTGAAACCATCAAACCTGTAAACAAGAAAATCATCCCCCAAGAAAAATAAAGTATTATCCTCCTTGGCTATCGAGTGTACTGCCCCCAGACCACGTTCTATTGTAATATCATTCAAAGGATCAAACGGGAAATCACCTGAACCTGAATTATAATAAACCTGTATTGTCTTGCCTCCGAACAGGTAAAGCCACCTGTGGTTTGAAGCTACTGTCAGTAGATTATCAGGGTCGGCCTCTGCTGTTGCAAAGTCTAAAGCATTGAAAACCTTGAAGTTTAGCTGTCCTGAAATGAAAAACCGTCCTGTATCAGGTTCAGAGAATATCCCGAAAGTATCCAAATAGGTTACAGTGGAGGCTCCGGGGAAAGCATCGCTTGATATTGCTTGAAAGTCTGTTGCTGTCGCCACCCAGCCAGTCTTATTGGCGACAATTACTACCTGGGTGCCGTTCTGTGCTATGCTGACAGGCCCAGAACCCGTTATTGTTCCCAAAAGAGTGGAAACAAGAGCCGGTGTAATCTTGAATACCTCACGGGCTGAAACAACGTATAAATCTCCAGCCATTAATATCCAGCCACGGATAGGACCACTCCCGACAGTTAAGAAATCGCTCAACATGGGACGATTTAAAAGCACAGCAGGGGATTTGGCTGTGGCAGGGCCGACTTCAACATAGAAATTAATCAGTTGTTCAATGGTGAATTCTTTACTCTTACCATTCCATGACTGTATTGAAAGAGGCAGTCTCATTGCATGTCAGGCTGAAGAAACACCGAAGCACCTTCTTCGTCCCACATCTGCAAGCCTGCCTTCAGTGTTATTGCCATGTCCCTTATTTCCCCTGTTAAACCTCCATAATGAGACCCTAGTATACGAGCAAGATTAAAACTTAGTGCTAACAACCATTCCTGCGGGAAATCAGGATCATCGGTAGAAGCATCAAAGTCTTCCAGTGATCTTGCGAAAGTGAATTCAAAAGTGCCACTGTTTCCTGAAGCAAGAGTGGGCCAGACGAATAGCTTTCCTGTCGTTAGTTGAGGGTCATAATAAAAATTAGTCGGTATTCCGGTAGAAGATTTTAAACTTAATTCATAATATTCCTGTCTTGACATGAGCATCATTGGAATATCACCGGAGGATTGTCTGAATTGCATATCAAGGATTCTTAGCGGTCTGGATGTAAAGTTCCCGCTAGGCCCCATTGTGTAGGATTCCTGTGCTACCACTGCCGTCAAGGTGCCTCTGGTTTCAATCCACAAGTCTACGTCTTTCTGCCAGTCTTTTACAAGCAGGTTTAAAGCCCTGTCCCCGCGAACCTTCATGTTATCATCAAGGGACTCCCCATCGGATATAACACCGAGAAGAGAGAATGCTTCTTCTATGATTTCATTGCGATTCAGATTGAAGTCTGTAGACCCGGATGTGGCCAATTTGGCTCTCCTTTATAAAGATGTCCTTGGATTGGAAACTGTTGAGGTTGTTGTTGCTATGTAGGCTCCAGGGTTTCCGCCCTTGTCATAGGCTCCCCAAAGGAAAAGTGCTGCCGATGAATCCCCTGTATAAGACGTACCAAGATCAGTAGTTACCGCCTGTAATACCCCCGTAGTGGCTGTGCCTGACGTTGAGGGAATACCAGTAACGGTACACCTGTACCATATATCGTCGTTATTTGATTCAATAGTTCTTCGTTCAATTCTGCCTGCTGCCAGCGTAGCTGTACCTGAGTTAGTAGCTGATGCTACACTCCCGTCACTTAAATTAAACCAGACATTAAGTCTGTTTGAGGAATTTCCTGTTTCATAGGCTTTTATTAAAAGGAACGACTGAGAGCCTTTTCTTGCTTCTACACTTACTGTTAAAGCTGATTGAGGGCTTAAGACCGAACTTTGTTCTATACTGTGTTCGCCGTTAGTTGTGTCATCAACAAGAGAATCAGCGGTGGTCATTCCGTCTGAGGCTATGATTGAGTCTGCTATCACTGTAGAATTGGTTTTTGTCCAGCTTGCGTTCTCAAAAGTCTCAGACTGCAAAAAGAGATTAACCCCTATAAAAAACTCAGCAGGGCGGGGACGTACCGGTTTTACTGATTGTTTGTCCTTGATCCCTTTTACAGAGAGTTGAGGGTGTTTGGGTTCCCAGTTGTCTTTGTGTACCCAAAACCCATCCCAGGTTTTGCGGGCCTCTGACCGGCGCATTTTCTCACCAGAGAAGTCATCTATCATCCACCAATCTTGCTTCCTATAATGATCCCCATGAGTCAAAGAAGTATCAATTACGGAGCTTTTACTCACGATGCTCTCGCAAACTCACCAAAATGTCTCTGTGCGGCTTCAAAGTAGGCTATATGAGCTGCTTCTGGTGTATCAAAGTAGCCAAGATGAATGGATTTTTGCTGTACCCTGATGGTTGCACGATAGCGTTCACTAGGCTTTACAAATGTTACCCCCTTAAACCCAGTGGTATTCCGTGAACTTAGTTTTTGATTGGCCATGTTTTGCGATTGATTTGCCTCGCGCAAATTATCCCACCGGTTATTAAGTCCATTGCCACCCTTGTGGTCTACACCTTTTATTGGCCAAGACCCTGTCATCCATAAAAACGCAAGTCTATGAGCATAGTAAGTGTTACCATCAATTCTAATTTGAATGCGTTGACGCCCGAAACTTTTTAAAATATAACCAGCAATATCTCCGCATCGTGCGCCCCCT